GAGCCAGCCATATTCGTTGGTGCGCGTCGTCGACGGCACGGTCATCGCCACCCGGCCATACATCGGCTCGACGCCGGCAAAGCCCGACTGGAAGGCGGCGGAGAAGCCGGTGTAAAGGCCGGCGAGAGCGGTGCGGTTGATCAGCATGTGAGCGCCTTCAGGAGAACTTGATCCAGACGCCGAGATCATCGACGTCGAAAATGGTGCCGGCGGCCGACCGCGTGCCCGTGCCATTCGTCTTGGCGACGGTCTGGTCGTCGACCGCGTAGGCGGTGGCGCCGATATCGGTGAGCGCGATCAGGTCGGCGGCGGCGGAATTGGCGTAGCGGTGGATGCCGGCGTCGACCGGAACGCGGATGTCGCCATCGATGCCGGCGGAATTGTCGGCGCGCTTGTCGGCACGGCCGATCACCTTGAGCGTCGTCGCGGTCGCCGCCGGCACGGCAAAGCCGGTGGCGTCGATCGCCACCATCGCCCCGGCGAAGATCAGCGTCGCCGCCTTGACCGGCGGCTCGCGCCGATCGCCGGAGCGCGCCGGCGTTTTGCGGTCCTGGGTGAGCGCGACCATCTATGCGGTCTCCTGCTTGCGGGCCGCCAGCATGGCGTCCTCGGAAATCCCCATCTGCCGCATCACGGCGATGTCGGCTTCGCCGAGCTCGGGATCGGCGGTCGGGCGCTTGCCGAGTTCGCGCTGCGGCGCGGTCAGCACCGGCGCCTTGTCGACGAAAGCCTCGAACTGGCCCGGATCGGCGCTGTGGACGGCGAGGCCCCAGTCGCGCAGCGACGGCGCCAGCTTGCCGTCCTTGATCGCCTGGTCGACGGCGGCCTCGGCCTTGCCGGACTTCACCCCGTCCTGGATCTCTTTCAGGCTCGCCTGCATCGCCGCGACCTGCGCGATCGGGACGTATTTGGTCGGATCGGGCGCGGCATCGACCGCCTTGCCCGTGGCGGTTGCCGTGGCCGATTGCGCGGCGGTGACGACGTCGTCGACCGTGGCGTCCGCCTTCAGGCCGACGGTGACGGCCAGGCGGCCGATGGCGGCGGTCGCCGACTGCGCCACGGTGACGATCTCGGGCGGCTTGGCTTCATCCTTCAGGCCGTGCGCCTTGGCGATCTCGCCGAGCGCCGTCTGCGCCGCCAGGGCCGCGTTGACGGCGGTGAGGATCGTCGCCTCGCTCGCCGACGCGTCGAGGCCCAGCGCCTTCGCGATCTTGTCCATGTCGTCTCCATTGGTGAGTTGGGCGCTCGCGGCGGCGACCGCGAGATCGAAATTCGGCACGTTCGACAGGCCGGCCGAAACCAGCTTCAGGATCTTGCCGGCGCGGTCGTGCTGGTAGACCGGCGAGATGTAGCGGTACTCGCGGTTGCGGATCGCCTGGGCCGCAAGCTCGGTCCACTCGATCCGGCCGTGGATGCCGTCGGGCTCGATCTTGAAATCCTTGATCCAGCCGGCGGCGGGGGCGCGGCCGCCGACGCCGGGAACGGCGGAAAAGACGCTCTGGTGGTCGTAATCGACGACCAGCTCGATCGTGCCGGCGCGTTGTTTGGTCGCCTGGACGATCGCGGTCATCGCGGCGATGTCGCCGGCGTCGAACGGCCCGCGGCCGTCGCGGCCAAAGTTGGCCCCGGCCGGGACGAGCAGCACCCAGGCGCCGGATGCGTCGGCCGTGCCGATCGCCGCGGAATGGGCGACGACCAGGTCGTTCGGAAGAGTGGGGGTGAAGGGGCGTTTCATGGTCCGCAGATTCGCCGTCGCGCCGGATTGGAAACACCCCCGAGGACCATCGGGGTATTCAGCGGCGGCGGGAATCGGTCAGGCAAGGTGGAATATGCGCAGCATGGTCCGGGATGATCTCGCCGTCAAAGGGGTCTCAAAGGGGGCGGAAGGCGAGTCGCGGGTTTGGCGCGGCCCTCGCACCGTCCGAAGGCCGCGACGCGCGTCAGCGGGCCGCCGTGGAAATCGTCGGAGAGCGGGTGGGATCGTCCGTCAGCGCCGGTCGTCGGGGTCGATCAGGTGCGGTCCGAGCGCGGCGGCCAGGCGCGGGTCGGCGCCGGCGAGCTTCTCGGCGGCAACCGCCGCCGCCCGATGCCCCGCCTTGCCCGGATTGTAGGCCCAGCCAGGGTCGATCCCGACCGGAACCCGGCTGACCGCGCCGGTGCGCTTGTTCAGCCAATCCCGGAAGATGTCCGGCGGCGGTTCGAAGAACAACGCCTCGCCCTCGGCCTGCAGCCGCTCGACGTCGCGCGCCGACAGGCTCTGCAGCGTGCAGCGACAGTTCCAGCCGCAAGGCGGCGCCCAGATGTTCCAGGTCGGATGGTCGATCGGCAGGACCATGTTATGCCGGGCGCGGTGCTCCGGCCGGGTGCGCTCGTCGAGGATCGCGACGTAACGCAGGAACGGCCGCGCCGCCCGGTTGCGCTCGAAATTCGCCCAGTGGCCGCTCGCGTAGCTGACCCGCATGTTGACGTCGAAGATCGTCTTCAGCCGGCGCGGCGAGCCGAGCTGCGCGGCGACGGTCTCGCCGCTGGCGGGATCGGTGACCATCCGACGGCCCCACCAGCCCTTTTCCTGCAGCAGCGTCGTCAGGTCTTTGGCAAAGTTCCGTTCGGTTCGGCCTTCCGCAAGCGCCTTCATGAAGGCATCGAAGATCGTCTGATTGATGTCGAAGCCGGCGGATTTGGCGACGGTGAACATCTCCGCGTGCTCGGCCTCGAACACATCCTGCCAGGCAAAGGACGGATCGAGCCGGCGGCCGCGCGCGATGAGCGCGGCGATCGCCGCGGCCGGGGCGAGCGGCTCCAGCGTCACCGCCATCTCAAAGCCCGTCCGACAGCGGCTCGTCGAGTTCGCCGGCGAGCCGGGCGGCGAAGGCGGCGCGGGCCAGCTGCTCGGTCAACACCGAGACGTCCATCGCCGCGAAATGCGCGGCGAGGATCTGCACCGCCTCGCTCTCGCTGGTGGCGGTGGCCAGACTGTCCTCCAGTCCGGCGACCATCGGCGCCACCATCGCCTGCCAGCCCTCGTCGTCCAGCATCGCCTCGATCGCCGCGTCGATCGCGTCGGGAGGTTCGACCGGGACATCGGCACGCTGCGCCGCGGTCGCTGCGGGCGCCGCGGTTCCCGGGCGCTCGGGAGCACTCGGGGCCGATTCCTCTGCCCCGCCCTTAAGCTCCTCGGCTAGCGCCTGCGTCGCTGGCGGGGCCCCGAGCAGCTCCTCGTCCTTGCCCGGATCGGGCAGGCCGAGCTTGTCGCGCATGGTCGACATGCCGACCTTCAGGCCAAGCGGCACCAGTTTGGCGACGTTGACGACCAGCTTGTCGACGTCGATCTCGTCGGGGCGGCCGATGACGATCCTCGGATAGCGTTTGCGCGGCCCGAAATTGAGATCGATCAGCGGCCGCAACAGGTCGCGGTTGAGCGTCGCGGCGAGCTGGCGCGCGTCGGCGCGCTCGATGTCCTCGCGCACCCCGTCATGCACCTTGCCAACGGCATAGCCGCCGGCGATCGCGTCGGTCGTGCCGGTCTGGCCGAGCACCAGCTTGGAAACCTGCCGGTCGAGCCAGTCCGAGCGCTTCTCGTAGAGCTCGTGGCTGCCGGAGATCTCCGCCTTGACGAACTCGATCGCCATCGACTGCGGCACGATGGCGGCGAAATCGGCGCCGATATTGGCGACCGCCGCCAGCAGCTTGTCCTTGTCGGCCTCGCTCGCGCCGCCGTCGTATTTGCCGAGCCGCAGCGGCTGGCCGTAGGCCTCGCAGAAGATCGCCCAGTCCTTCGCCGTGAAGCTCTTGAACAGATACGACCAGGCCGCAGCCCGGGCGATGCCGCCGCGGATCGGCAGACCGGACTTGACCTTGGCGTGGTGGACGATCCAGCCATAGGGTTTGAGCGGCTCGTTGCCGGCGACGTCGCGTAAGAGCAGCGTCTCGCCGTCCACCGGGTCGAAGACGAACCAGCGCGGGTCGCGCCATTTCAGCGCCTTCGGCCGCCACTGCCCTTCCGACGTGTCCCAGAGGATCTCGGTTGGGGAAAAGCCCTTGCCGACGGCGTCGAGGATGTCGAACAGCTCGTCCTGGAATTCGTCGCGTCCGGTCACTTCGCGCACGAGATCGGCGTCGGCGACGTCCTGGACGTCATCGCTCGCCGCCTCGACGGTGACGTCCAGACCGGCCACCTGGCGCTTGCGGATGCCGAGGACGCCGGCATAGTGGAGATCGCGCTCCTCCATGTCCTCGGCAAGTTCCAGATAGGCCTCCGGGTCGCCGTCGATCGAATCGCGCAGAATCCGGGCGAGCTTCACCGGGGTCAGGCTGTTGGCGGGATGGCCGCCATAGGGCTGGCGCACGCCGCGCACCGTCGGCGCGGCCTGTTCGCTCTTCAGTTCCGCGACCTTGATCGGCCGACCATAGGCATCGAGCAACGCCATCAGATGATTCCTCTCATGCGCCGCATCGAGCCCATCCGGAACGGCGCATCCTCGTCCCGGTCGAGATCGAAGCGGGAGCGCGGCGCCGGCGCCGGCTCGTAGCCGTATTCGGCCGGGTTGGAGGCGGCGTTGATCGCCAGAAACAGCGCCCAGGTCCGGTCGGCGTGGTCGTCGTCGCGCTCGGCGACGAAGCGCGGCGCGCCGGTGGCCGAGGCGACCTTGCGCAGCTTGTGCAGATCGGCCCGCAACGCCGGCACGCCCTCGGGAATGCGCACCGTGCGATCCTCGAACCGCTCCTTGCCGGCCGTCGCCATCACCAGCTTGCTCGGCCCGGTGAACAGCACGCCCTCGATGCGCGAGCCGTAGCGCCGCTGCGCGTCCTCGACCGGCTTTTCGCCCATGCCGGTCTGATCCATGCAGCCGCGGCCGACCCGGTAGCGCCGCATCACCGCGTCCAGGGCCTCGTCCTGGGCGGCGAAGCTCGCCCGCTTCATCTCGATGATCTCGCGGGTCCACAACACGTCGCCGATCTGTTCGAGCACGACGATGACGAAAAGATCGTTGCGCCGGCCGATATCGACGCCGATGAAGCAGACGCCGCCCTCGTAGAGCTCGGGGTCGCCGGCGCTCTCGTCCTCGACCGAGGCGATCAGCTCGTAGGACAGCCAGGCGCTCGCCTCGTCGAGCCATTTCAGCTCGTATTCCTGCGCCCACAAATCGTCGTCGCTGAGCCCAGCCCTCAGCTCGTCGATGTCGCGCGGCAGCCCGTCCGCGACGGCCCTGTAGATATCGACGACGTGGCGCGACCAGGTCCCATCCTGCGCCGTCATCAGCTCGTAGAACTTGTTGCCCTTGCCGTTTGGGGTCGAGGTGACGCGAAGATCCCAGCCCTTGGATACGACCGGGAACAGCGCCCCCCAGATCGCCTTTGAGTCTTTGTGGAAGGCGAACTCATCGAGGAACGCGTTGGCCGAAAAGCCACGCGCCGTGTCCGGGTTGGCCGGCAGCGCGGTAATCTTCGAGCCGTGCGGCAGGCTGACCTCCAACGCCTTGTGCGAGAAGCCATTGTCGTCCGTCCAGTCGTATTCGGCGGCCTCGAAAGCCAGCTGATAGGCTTTGGCGTGCATCTTCACGCCTTCGTTCATCGCCTCGCGCGCCTGACGTTCGCCGCGCGACAGGATCACCCATCGCTCGCGGCGGCCGATTGCCGCCGCCTCGAAGCATCGATCGACGATTTCCAGTGTCGTGGTGAAGGTCTTCCCGGTCTGGCGGGCGTACATGCCGATCTTGAACCGCGACCGGTCGAGGAACCATTTCCGCTGGTAGGCGTGGAGAGGCACCGCCGCCGTCGGGCGGTTGGCGCTCATGTGAAGATCCCGTAGACGTCCTCGCGGATTCGCTTCAGCACGTCCTCCTTCTTGGCGCCGGGATTGGCCGCCACGATGCCGTCGGCGGCCGCCTCCGTCGCTTTTTCGGCCTTCGTCCGCAGTTCCGCCTGGCTGATCCGGCGGGCGTCGGCGCTGATCTTCTGGGCGCTGACCGCGTGCTGCAGGCCCTTCGACAGCTTCATCACGTCGTCGGCGCCGAGGGCGCCCTTGCGCAGGACATTGGCCGCGGCCGACTTGATCAGGTCGATCAGCATGATCGTCGTGTCGTCGGCGGCCTCCGGGCCAAGCCGTTCGGTCACCGCCTTGGCGAGATCGCGCATCTCCTGCAATTCGCGGGTCGTCGCGGCCAGCCGGGTGGAGTAGCGGTTGAAGGAGGATGAGGAGAGCGCCTCGCAGCCGATCGCTTCCAGCCGGTCGTTCAGCTCGAACAGGATGTCGGCCTGGCTGCGGTCGCGGTCGAGCAGCTCGGCCGCCGCCCAGTGGACATGCGGATCGGCCTCCGGCGGCAACAGGTCGATCGAGGAGAGACGCCCACGTCCCCTGTTCATTGCCGTCTCCTCAGCGCGGCGACGGGCGGGCGACACCCTCGACGATCGCCCGGCGATCGACGTGGTCCTGCCCGAGCCGGGTCAACTCACCGATCAGAAAATCCGGCGCGGCCTCGACAACGCGGATCGCGCCGAGTTCGGCGAGCGCCCGCATCTGGGTCCTGACCCATTCGCGCGAGCGCCGGTGGCCGTAGGTCTCGATCGTCTTGGACAGGATCGTCTCGTTCAGCCGGCCGTCGGTCTGATCGGCGAGCGCCCGCAGGATGACCAGTCGCGCGTCGCGGGTCACGTGCTCCTCGTAATTCATCGTCACCCCTTGCGTTGCTGCCCGTGGACGGGGCCTTGCCCCATCAGGAAATCATCGATCCGTTCGACGCTGCGGCCCAGCGGCTTCAGCCCCTCGGCCAGCCGCCCGATCTCGCCGCTCATGTCGCGCACCGACAGCGCCAGCTCGTGGAACTCATCCTTCGACGGAACATGCCGCATGGCGTCCTCCAGTCCCTGGCAGCGGCCGCGCAGCTGCTCGAAGGCTTGGCTGTGAATTTCCAGATCGTGCGAGCGGCTGCTGGTCAGGCCGTTGATGTCCTTGCGCAGACCACCGGTCACTTCGGTGATCCGCTCGTCCTGCGCCGCCTGGGCCTCCTTGGTGGCTCGACCGCGCGCGGTGTAGATCGTGTAGATGACACTGCCGGCCGCGATGGCGACGGCCATCCAGCCCCGCAGGATTTCCCAGAACTCCATACCCGCCCCTTGGTCAGCTCTCGCCGACCGGCGCGGCCATGCGGCGAAACGCGGCCAGGCTGTCGGCGCGCTCCATTTGCGGATCGACCAGCCAGCCCAACAACCGCGACTCGATCATCTCGACGAGATTGGGGTCCGCGGGGTCGTTCACATCGATGTCGAAATGCTTCAGCGCGTTCGGCAGCTTGTCGATGGCGTAGCGCGCCGCGACCTCGACCGCCCTATTCTTCACCACGATGGGGATGCCGCCGGCGGCCCGATCCTGCAGCCGCTCCACCGCGAATTCGACGGCGCGATTGAGCCCCTTGTCGACGATCGAGCCGACCGCGCCGTCGATCTGCCATCCGGTCTTCTGTCGGAACAGCTTGAAGGCCCAGGCCGCGAGTGTCGTCAGGACCGTGAGCGCGATCGGCGCGCTCCATTCGAGCGCCGCCACCGCCAGCGGCCCGAGATCGACGGACGGCGCCGTCGCCTCCTGTGCGTTGGCGACGCCCAGCGTGATCACCACCGCGAGAAGCGTGATCAGCACCGCCCAGGCGATCAACTCCAGCACCCGCAGGGCGAAGCGCTTCAGGTCCGAGGGTTCGGGCGGGTAGGCATCGTTGATACGCATGGCGGGGTCCTCGTGATGGTGAAAATCAGGCTTTGAGATCGGCGAGCGCGCCGCGCAGCTTGGCAACGGCGGCGGCAACGTCGGGATCGTTGCCGTTCTCCGGGATCGCCTGGAACGGTGGCTGGCCGGCGAGCGCAAGGGCCATCTCCTCGCGGGTCTGCGGACCGACCTTGCCGTCGGCGACGATGCCGCGGGTCTTCTGGAAATCGATCGTCACCAGCTCGATCGTGTGGTCGAAGGCATCGCCCTTCGGCACGCCCCAGCGATGGCCGACGAGATCACGCCACTGGTCGAGCTGGGCGCGCCAGGCCGCGACGGCCGGGCCGGCGTCGCCGCGCTCCAGCGTCTCGTCCTTCACCGGAGAAAAGCTGCCGGCGCCGGCTGTGAGCGGCGCATATTCGCCGGTCGCATCGAAACTCGGGCAGGCCTTGGCGGCGTAGTCGCGATGCCCGGAAATCTTCTTGACGGCAAAGCGGTCGCGCAGGGCGATCAGCTCGGCGAGCATCGCCTTCTTCTGGGCCGGCGTGCGCGTGTCCTTCGGCGTCACCCCGTCCTTTTCGCAGCCGCCGACATAGACGAGGCCGATCGTGCCGGTGTTGCGGCCGGCGACATGCGCGCCGATCCGCGCGATCGGACGGCCGTCCTCGACGCTGCCGTCGAGATGCACCACCCGGTGATAGCCGATGCCGGACCAGCCGCGGGCGCGGTGCCAGGCGTCGATCTCCTTGACCGTGACCGGGCGGCCCTCCGGGGTCGCGGTGGTGTGGACGATGATTTCGTTGATCGGGCGCATCCGGCTCATCCTCGCGTTCGAGGCCGACCATGCGGGCGGGGACGCGGGAATTGAGCCCCCGAGGATCAGGGGGTGTCTTGCGGGATCAGGCGAAGAGGTCGAGCTGGCGCCGGTCGAGAAGGTCCCGGTCGACCTGGCCGAGATAGGACCGGACCGTGTCCTCGGTTACGTGCAGCCGCCGGGCGATCGCTGCGCCGGACAGCCCGTCCGCCTTCAGGACATGCGCGATGAACGGCTTGGCCGTCGGCACGTAGACTTCACCCGGACCGAGGCGCATGGCAAGAGCCGCCGCCTTTTCCGCGCCGAGCATGCCGGCGACCGCACTGCGGCTTTTCGGGCTCGCCGCGAAATAGATCGCCGCGCCGCCGAATTTGAGCAGGAATTCCGCCGTCGCCCGCGGCCCGAGCACCTCGACGAACGGCCTGACGTGGTCGGGCACCGGAAACGCGCTCACGACCGGCCTCCCGAGCGGTGCGGCGCCCGCGCGGCTCGCGGCAGCACCGTGACGATGCGCGCTTCGCCGGCGCGCTCGATCAGGATCAGCTTGACCCGCTCGATCTGCACCGCGACCGCGCCGAGTTCGGCCGCCGGCTGCGCGATGTCCGCCAGATGCCGGCGGACCGCTGCGACGTTCAGCCCGTGCTGGCGTTCGAGATAGCGCAGCACCGCGTGATCGGTGACCCCGAGCTGGATGGCGCGACGCTTCATGCCTCCCGGCTCCGGTCGCCCTGTCCTGAGTCCGCCGCCTCGTCTTCCGCCGGTCGGTCGAACCAGACGAGATCGTCGAGATCGCGCTGATACAGCAGCCGGTCGCGGCAGCCGGGCGGAATCCAGTCGGTGTCGGTCCGTGGGGCGTTCCACCCGGCCGCGCGCCGGAAGACGATCCAGCAATAGTCGGTCATCGTGCTGCCATAGGGCACCCAGCGACCGCGATGCAGCGGCACCCGCTCGACGAAGGGCGCGACGATCGCCGGCCGGGAGGGGCGGAAGACGTCGCGATAGCGGTTGATGCCGCCGAGCTGGGTATTGCGCACGAACACCGCGACGCCGCGCCGCGAGCGCCCCAGCGCCCGCCGCATGAAGGCGAGGCTTTTCTCGGCGAAGGGCGGGTTCATCACCGTCCAGTCCGGCAGAGGGATATCTGCCCACGCGGATCGATCGAGATAGTCGCGGACATCGGCGCCGACGCCGTAATCGAAAATGTCGGAGGCGCGCACGGTGCCGAAATAATCGGCCAGCGCGTAGGCCATGTGGCCCTCGCCGGACGCCGGCTCCTCGACACTCATGTCCTGGAAACCGCGCGTTCCGAGGATATGGGTAAACAGCGCCCGAACCGCCCAGGGCGGCGTCGGGAAATAGTCGAGCGAATCCGCCGGCTCGATTCGCCGATGCGCCACCGCGAGGTTGGTGGGCGCGGAGGTCACGACCCGGCCGCCTGCTCTGCCAGCCAAGCTTCCAATGTCTCTTTGGCGTCCCGGAGTTTTTGCCGCTCCATGGCGGTCCACTCGTCGGGATACGACCAGTCGATCGTGCGTCCTTGCCAGTCCTGCGCGAACTTGGCCGCGATCGCGGTGTGATCGGCATCGTCAAGATAAACGTCGCCAGGCAAGAGGTCGGTCTCGGCCGCGCAGAGAGCAATGCGGAGACCGTCGACAGTGCGGAGCCGAATTGCCATCACGCCACCGCCTTCGCTGCGCGAATCCGCTGGCCGAGTTCGTTCATCACCACGATCCATTCGGCATCGCTCGGCTTTTCCGTCACGACCGGGCGCCGCAGGATCATCGAGACGTCGGCCCAGAAGGCCGGCATCGTGCGAGGCTCGGCGGGCCGGAGCTTTTCCCATTGCGCCAGCGCGATCTGGAAACCGTGCCGGGTCATGTATTCCGGCATCGAGCGCGAGATTTCCCAGTCCACACCCTCGCGTTCGCACCAGCTTTTCAGCGCCTCGATCACCGCGCGGCCGTCCTTCGCATCGAGCACCCATTCGGTGCGCTCGATGCCGGTCTGCCGGCGGAAGAAGGCGAGCAGCGCGGCATCGCGGCGATCGGCGACGGCGCCGAGATTCCACAAAGCAATCCACAGCGCCTGCGCCTTGGCGGCGTAGGGACCGCTGAGCGGACGCGCCTTGCCGGCCTTTCCGGCGCCCTTCGAACGGGGTTTGAAGCCGAGGCGCTGCAGCTCCCTGACGACCGACTGGCGCTGCTCGTCGGACATGGCGCGGAGCGAGCGGAGACCCGTGACGCGCTCATAGACGTCGCGGAGGTCGCTCTCGTCGAGCCGCAGATGCTTGGCGGCGACGTGGATCTTCGCCAGCGCGCTCATCGCTCGCTCCCGTCCTGAGCGTGTCGAAGGACAAGCAGTGCAGCCGCTAAAACCCGCAGCGTGTGCGGCGCGGTCATCGCCACCTCGTTGCCGGCGACGACCGCGCGGGCGAGGCCGAGCGCGCCCGCCGGCGTGAAGCTCTGGTCGGGTTCCGACGTCGCGGACTCGGCGCGTAGGGTGAAGACGTGGAGCGCCCCGTCATCTGTCGCCGCGATCACGCGGCGACCGTCGCCATTCTGCATGGGCAGTTCGACCAGGATTCGCGCGTCGACCGCGTCGGTCATCACGCACCGCCCTTCGCGGCGGCGATCTGGCGGCGCGCTGCATTCGTCCAGTTGGCGAGCAGTCCGTACGCGCCGCTGGTGCAGGACGTCCGGACGCCGGCCATTGTCAAGACCGCTGATCCACCGGTGGGGGGCCGGTATTTCGCGCCTTCGGTCGCGATCAGCGCGGCAACGATCTCATCGCCTCTTTTCCAGTGGGATTTATGCTCCTCGTAGCGGCAGCCGCTGGCTGGCGCCGGCCCGGCGGCATCGACCCTCGCTTCGACAAGGGCGATCAATCGTTCCAGTTCGGCGACCTCGACCATCCCT